AGGAAGGCAATTAACAATGCCAATAACAGATAAAGACCGTGAGTTGGCGCTCTTGATAAATGAAACCTGTGTATCAACCTGCAAATGGTACGGCGAACGTGTTTTTGACGGGATAAAAATGGGCAGGCTTAAAAGGTTGCTTGCCCAGCACCGCGAAAGCCAATGGCAGGATATTTCAACAATACCTAAAGATGGCACGGCGTTTCTTGTTCACATAAAAAGTCCAATTACAAAAGATGAGTGGCAAACGGTAGTATCTTGGAATGACCATTATAATGCATTTATGTCTGGCACACGCCATGTTGGCAGTGACTTTATAACCCACTGGCAACCCCTGCCAACCCCACCAACAGAGGGGAAATAATATGAGCAAGCACACACCAACGCCTTGGGAAGTTGAAAAAGATGAATTAAATACTGTGACCAAGATTGGCGGCATAACCGCTGATGGTTACGCTGGCGCATATTGGCTTGATGTTAGCGATGAGGACGCGGCTCACATCGTCAAATGCGTAAACGAGCACGAAGCCCTGCAAGAGCAAGTGGCGGAGCTGGTGGAGGCTTTAAGTGGCAGTAGATTTTGAGAACTTATCGCCTAAGTGGAAAAAAAGAATAAAGAATGGAACACATAAATTATTCGTGCCATTTACTATTTTATATGTTTTGACTGTTTCTATACCAGTAGCCGTTTATTTGGGGTACAAAGAATTAAACATTTCTTATGAATTAAAGATATTAAAGCAAATATTTTGTCTTAAGACTGGAAAAACAGAAAACCAAACAAATGAACACAACAAAGGAGGTGAGTAGGAATGACTGAATTAGAAGCGCAACAGCTTGAACATGACAATCCAGATGTTGAGGCTGTTTTATTAAATAATCACAGCAAACAGCATGTGGTTGTTGTGGGGAAGGGCGACAATAAGTCCGTACACTTCAATTATTTGGATGCTGTTAAGCAAATTAACAAAACCAATGCAACCCGCGTTTTAGCCAAACACAACAAAGGAGGTGAGTAGGATGGGTTTTGAATATAAAGGTGCTGGATTTTATCAGATTGCGGGAGGCGGCAGAGCTTGGGTGGGTTGCAATTTAGCAGAGAATGGTTTTGAAGGTGACGTTTGCTTAATGGGGTTCTTGCTGCACGATGTAACTAAGAATGTTGGTTGGCGCTTGAATGGCTCATATTTAAATTACCCTAACGGAATGGGATGCTCAAATAACTTGTTAGGTAAAATTCATGAATAAGAATAAGCGATATAAATTGTATTTGGATGCAGGTGGCGATATTGATAACACTTGGAGGTACATGAGTTTTATTTCTACATGCTGGAACATGTATGGAAAGGATGTTGACGCAGAGCGTGATATTTCTGGCGCATATAAGTTTTCAAAAGAGCAAAAAGAAGGCTTTACACCTTGGCTTGAAAAACAGGTCAAAGAAGGTTTAACAGAACAGTTCACCTGTAATTTATGTTTACAAATAGAGGGGCGATAAAATGCCAGTAACAGATAAAGACCGTGAGTTGGCTCAAAAAATTATAATGCGCTTGGCATTTATGAGTGGAAACATTGATTTAAGCGGGCGTGATAAGCGTGACAATATAGCAAATGAACTTGCCCAGCACCGCGAGAGCCAATGGCAGGATAGCGAACGCCTCACCGCCCAGCTTGAGGTGGCTAAGGAGGCTTTGCATGAAATTGTAAGTTGGGAGGGTGAGGAGGATACCGTTGAGGCTAAAATAGCCGACAAAGCCCTTGCAGAAATAAACAAAATGGAAAGTGAATAAATGGACAAGAAGCAGTTAATAGGAAACCTTATGGATATTTTATACTTTAACGAAGTGTCAGAAGAAGATAGAGCACAGTTTGAAGAAGATTTTAAACCCATATTAGATAGGTTTGTGAATAATAAAATCCCTACAGATTTAGAGCGGTATTGTTCTGTGAGTACGATTGTGGAGGGCAAAAGCATCAGTGCCATGGTTTCTACAATAGACGGTGAATTTTGTAAGGTTGAAGATGTTATGCGGCTGTTAGGAGGGCTTAAAGATGATTAAACTAAAAGACGGCGACACACTAGAGTTTTACGTAGACCACATGGGGCACCACCGTTGGCTTGTGACTGCAAGCAATGGAGAAAATATTGCCGTAGCAACCGAGGGTTACTCTTCTAGGCAAGGTGCGCGGGATAACTTTGAACGCAACGGGTATAATTTAAATCAAGTTAAGGATTAAAATAAATGGAAGAATACTTTAAAAACAAAAATAAACTGGCAGAATTAAATAGAATGCGCTGCTCTATTTTTGAAGAAGAGGGCAAAGAAGTTGGTATCTATACGCATGGGGGCTTTATCTTTTATGGTTACGTTGTTGTTATTAACGATGCTATTGCAGAGATTAACGGAACGCCAGTTGCTTTTGTTGATATGATAACGCTAACTGAGAAAAAAGAAAAAAACTATAACAGATAGGATTAAACATGATTGAATATAACAAAGAACATGTAAACGAGGCTATGGTGGCGGACTTTAACGAGCTAATGGAGCGCAACGCCCCGCCGTCTTATGCGAAAATGGGCGGTTATTACAAAGAGGCTTACAACAGTATTTTGTATTGCGTCGTTAATACTTCTCTAAAGCGTGCCCGTGGCAACCAAGTGGCTGCTGCAAGGGCTTTGGGGATTAACAGAAACACTTTGCGCAAGTTTGTTAGAATTTATAAGCTGAACGTTAAGGCAATGGTAAAGGAGCGTTAAATGATTATACGAGAGATATTTAAACGAAACTATTACGGCAATTCAATTTTACGCATTTATTTCTGCAGTGAAGATAGTAAATACAGCTATAGCATTAGAGGGCTAGAGGGGGACGTAACTTTGGTTTATAGCATAGGTAGCCATGACACGTTAAGCGGGCTTTTGAAGCTGTTAAACACCTTTTTAAAGCCTAGCGATGCGATAAAGCCAAGTGATATTGAACAGAGCTTCGATAACGTGGTGCGGGTTAATTTTGGGGGTTCAAAGTGATTTGGACAATACGTGACGAGCTTATACGGGAAAGGCTTATGAATGAAATTATGAGGCTTCCTTTGGGCATTACAGTTAATACAGATGTGCGAGAAAAACGCACGCTTCAACAGAATAATTATTACTGGGGTGTGGTGCTAAAAACTTTGGCGGACGCAACCAAGCCGTCAAGCAAAGCGTGGCATGCTTATTTTAAAGGTAAATACATTGAGGCAGAAATGGAGGAGGTAAACGGAACTTTGGTTGATGTTTCTGATAGCACAGCAGTCAAAGATACAAAAAAATTTTCTAAATATCTTGATGAAGTAATTTTGGAATGCCAAGAAATGGGTTTTGAGATACCTCCCCCTACTTACTTTGGGCTGGATATATAAGGCTGAAGGTGTTAGAATTACTGTACAAAAAAGGAGTTACTTATGGGTTTATTAAATGCGAACGGAATGCTTGGTGCAGTAGGCGAGCCAAAACGGCTTGTAACAATGCCTAGTGAAATTGCCACACTGCCTTATGATATTTATTATAATAACGGGCTTGTGACTACTGACTTTGATTTTGAGGCTGTAAAGCCCTCCGTGGCTAACACTTATTATGTTGATTTAGACAATGGGAGCAACAGCAATAGCGGCCTTGACTGGGATAACGCTTTAAAAACACCTAACGCCGCTAAGGCTAAATCTGGCAGCAAGGCTATTTACATTGCAGGTGCAAGCATTGATTATGACCGCAACCACATTATGACGGGTAACATTAACAGTGACGTGCAGATTTACGGCGTAGACCGTGGTCTAGGCTTACCAGAGATGTGGGCGGCTTTTGAAAGTCAAACATGGGCGGCTGACGGCAACACGTGGAAAGCTAACCGCTCTGCCATGAATAACGGTCGTGTTATTGATAAGTCTAACATCACACAGCTTGAAAGAGGTAGCATTTATACTGATACCATAGAGCAAGACACTTTAGCAGATTTAAAGGCTCTTACTGAACAAGAGCTTTTGGATATCGGTGGCGCTTGGTACAGTGATAATTCTAGCGTATGGGTACGCACCTTTGATAGCCGTGATATATCTGTTGATGACAGCGATATTAAGCTTTGCTTTAACTTTAACGGCGTAGAGAATAACGGCGACCACACAACATACATTGAAGATGCGGCTTTTTACGGGGGTGTGCGTGCCTTCCGCGTGGCTAACAATGCGTCATCAGGTGAACGCCCTAAGCTATACGCCAGACGCTCTAAGTTTAACTACTGCATGAATGATAACGGCCTAGACACCAACGGCGCTGACGGGTACCTAGAAGAAGTAGAAGCGCTAAGTAACCACCGTGACGGCATTAACCACAGTGAGCGGCTAGGTTACATTGGTTTGTTTACCCAAGTGAAATGCAACACCACCTTTAACGGGCGCACTGGCAGCTTTAACAATAACGGCTCTACAATTCATGACGGCGGTACCCTTATTATTATTGACGAGGTATCTAACAATAACGAGGGCCCTAACGTCCATGCGGTGGATGACGGTACTAAACTGTTTATTCTAAGCAGCACCTCAACAAACAGCCGCGCAACAAACGAAAACAGTAAAGTATGTTACGGTATTGGAGCAGGTAACGAAGCAGGTGAAGGCGTAAAGGCTTGGATATACTTCTCTCACCCCCTAGAGGGAACGCAAACATGGGATGCCCGTGTATATGCAGGTAACACCCTATTCACAAACCAAAGCTTTGGCAGCGTACTTAATGACGGCACTATTAACCCAGCGCCGCAACTGTGGTAAGAAATATGCCAGCAGGTAGACCAGCAACACCACCAGAAGAAAAGATGCGCATAGTTAAAGAGGTTTGTGATTATGTAATAGATATGCCAATCGTAGAGGCTTGTGAAAAGGCGGGCATTACCTACAACACATTTTATAAGTGGGTTGCTTTGGATGAAGAATTAAGTGAAGAGTACGCGCGTGCGAGAAAAGCTATTAGCTACACTGTGGAGCACAAACTGGAGACTATTATTGCAGCCGTAGAGGGAGACCAGCTAAAGCCCGACGCAGCCCGTGTTATGATTGACGCCGAGAAGTGGTTAGCAGGCAAGCGCAATGCCCCAGTGTATGGTGATAGCAAGAACCTTAAACACACCGACGGCGAAGGAAAGCCTTTGGCTGTTGTGGTTGCTACGGATAGAGAAAAGAAGCTGGTTGATAGCCTAATGGAAGATACTGCTAAAAAGTAGGGTGTTTTAGTAGTGGCGAGGGTTAACTAAACCTTTGAAAATATTAAGGATTTAAAATTGCTAAAAACAACAAAAGTATTTGAGAAAAATGTAGAGGCCTACAAGCAAGGGTATAGCGTTATTGTTAATCAGGGCGGTAGCCGTTCTAGCAAGACCTTTTCCATATTGCAGGTGCTTGTTATTCTGGCAATGCACCACAAGAAGCAGATTGATATTGCAGGCATAAGCGTACCCCACTTAAAAATGGGTGTGTTAAATGATATGCCAAAAGTTATGGAAGGTATGGGGCTAGACTTCCACGATATGTTTATGGCCACTGATAAGACTATAAGCTTTAAGAGCGGGGGCGTGATTAACTTTATTGCTCTGGATAAGTTGGGTAGCGCGCACGGTGGTGCTAGAGATATACTGTACGTAAACGAAGCCAACCACCATAAATACCCCATTGTGGAGCAGCTCATGATGCGTACAAGTGAGATGACGTTTATTGACTTCAACCCCACCTCTCGTTTTTGGGCGCATGATATTGTAGAGAATAAGCCCGACGAAGCCATTTTAATTAAGTCCACGTATAAGGATAACGAGCACCTATCGCAGAACATTGTAAACTTTATTGAGAGCAAGCAAGGGGATAATAACTTTTGGCGTGTGTATGGCCTTGGTGAGATTGGTATAGCTGAAGGGCTTATATTTACTAACTGGGAAGTTAGGGACTTTGACAAGACGCGGTTTAGCCAGTACCGCAACGGCCTTGACTGGGGATTTTCTCAAGACCCGTTCGCTTACGTCCGCATGGCTATAGAGCAAGACACGTTGTACATATGCGATGAGATATACTCCACAGGGCTTTTGAACAAGGATAGCGCGCCCATGGTATCTGCTAAGGCTGGGAGAGAGCCAGTGTATTGCGATAGCGCAGAGCCTAAGTCTATTGCAGAATATAAAAGCTATGGTGTTAATGCTATGTCTGTCAAGAAGGGCGCAGGTAGTATTGAGAGCGGGATTAAGAAGATACAAAGCTTTAGCAAGGTGGTTATTCATGGTGACTGTGTTAATATTAAGAGTGAGTTCCAAAACTACGAATGGAAGAAGGATAAGAACGGCAAAGCAATGGCGGTTCCTATTGATGACTTCAACCACGCAATAGACGCGATACGTTACGGGCTAGAGAATGATATGCGATACACAAACACTAAACTAATTGGATTAAGGCCGTTTTAATGTTACAATACCCACAGCTAATAAGAGTGGTTGGCTTGTATAAAGACAAGTTCTACGCTGCTAACGGCTACTGTAAGGGCGGGTTCTTTTATCCAGAGCCTTACAACGAAAGAGTTTTTATGCCCTTAGTCAAGTGTGAGGCGCATAACAAGTGTAAAACAAAGCTAGTGTATGAGAACATAAGGGCGGTGCAGAATGATTGACCTGTTTACGGTAAAAAGAAACAACGAGTACGACTTTGTGCAAGCCACCTTGCCTGCTGATGACGGTACTTGGTTGTGTAGCAATACGGCTGGCGCTTATACCCGTGGCCATTCTTATGATGTGGATAGCGGCGTTGCAACACGCATTGAGGTTGCGGCTGATGAGCTTATTGAAAGCACAATCCCTTCTGTTATTGAAAACACTTGCGACTATTTAAACAATTACTTCTACGTAAAGCGTCAAGACAACGCGCGGTTATCACAAACCTTTGACCGCCTGTATATGCACGAGGTAGAGCTTGACCATGACTTTATACGTTACCATGCCGACGCCTCAACCTATACGTTTATTGACGGTGTGGTAACGGGCATTAACGATGACCCATTTATTGTGGGTGATTTAGTGCAGTTCCGTGGTGGCTTGCGTAACAACCTTGTGAGCTATGTAATTTCGGAAAGCGAGGGCAGTATTACACTAAACAATCCAAGCGTTGTAAACACTACTGAAAGCGCATATGTGTTCTTAATGCGTCCGCCCGCTGTGTTTGGCAGCACTGTATCTCAAATGGTGTGGTGGGATGCCTTTAAGCGCGTTGTAAGTGATAAGGATAGCGAGCGCGTGGGTAACTATAGCTATAGCAAGCAAGACCCTGCTGTTGGCGGTTCGCAGTACCCGTTAGAAATTATATCTAAGCTAAATGCTTACCGTGGGGTGCGCTTTGTCGCTTAGTAGCCACTACCGCAAGTTTGAGTTACACCGCTACAGCGAAGGGGCGGACTTCGCAACGCCTGCTGGGTTTGATTATGTGTGCTCCTTTAAGGGGTTGGTACAAGTGCCATCAAATAGCAACACGTTCCGCAATGGTAAGGATACAAGCACGGTTGGCGGCATTTTGTATTGCCCGTTGGCGATGAATAGCAAGATAAAAGAGGGCGACAAGGTGAAAGACACTTTAAGCGGCCAGTTTTATATTGTATCTGGTGCGGGTAGCCAGCCTTTGGGTGTGGCGGGGTTAAGCCCTGCTGCTGGTCAGCACTGTGAGTTTAACGTAGATTTTGACGATGGGAGTAAATGATATGCAAGAAGTTAAATTAATGAAAAAGCAAGGCCGAATTGTGGCTTTGTTTGTTGATGGGAACTTGATTGACTGTACAAACTTTAAAATGGATGTTTCTCACGATGGGTTTGATGAGTTTACTATAACTCTAGTTACAAATGACTGGAAAGTAGAAGAGGTGAGCGATGACAGTTGATATGCCAAAGCTTGACGTATTGTTTGAGCGCGCTGTAGAGCGTAGTATAGACCAGACTTTGTTTAAGGTTGAAGAAGTGGCCAAGCGTAACGCACCTGTTGACACGGGCTTTTTTAGAAATAACATTAAGGCTAGCTTGAGCGATAGAAGTGTAACGGCCAACGCAAGCTATTCAGCAGCCCTTGAGTACGGTGTAACAGGCACAAGCCGCCAACCAAGGCCAACCATGCGCAATGCGGCCAGAGCGGGTGCAGCAGCGTTTAATGATATATTCAAAAGGAACTTTAGATAATGTTTGAAGAAGCCCTATTTAATCATGTAAAAGATAACTTCAGCGTAAGTGGTTATTCACTTACGTTTGGTTTTGGTGATATAAAGGCCAGTGCAAAGGCGCCTTATATTATTATGTGGGTACTGGATAGCAATGGAGACCCTCAATTTTTATGCAACAGCCAGTTTGATGCAGGGGATAGCCTAATTCAATTCACGGTATATAGTGAGCTAACAACTAACGGCTTTGCTATTAAAAGAGAGCTTGATTTATTCTTGAATGGATTAACAAGTTTGACACATGGCAGTGAAACGTATAAAATTGTGTCAGTTCGTCACGAGCCTAGCCCAAGTGCAAACTTTAAGGATAATGGCCTCGCTGCGGATGTTTTAGCTAAAACATTTAATTACAACAGGGGATAAAAAATGGCAACAAAACAACTTATTGACCAAGACGGCAACTTGGCAAAGGGCGCGGTGGGCAATACTATTATTGGTGACGGCACAACAGCAATTCCAGCAGAAGGCTACTATGTGGTAAAAGGCATTGCGACTAGCGGCTCTACTTTACCTACAGGCATTGAAGCTGGCTACTTGGTTTACCTAACTGAAACCGACGTTCCGGCAATTGACGATGACGTGGCACCTATTACCTTCACCGAGCTTTGCTACGTGCAAAACGGTAGCTTAGACTTTAACAAGGACGAAATTGAAACTACAACACTTTGCGACGGTATTAAGACTTACCGTGCAGGCCGTACTGACCTTTCAGGCGCTTTTGACGGTGTTTATGAGAGTGGTAATGAAGAAGTCCGCGAATTAGTAAACCGCTTTATTGACACGGTTAAGCTTAGCGCTGACGGCTCTACTGCTGACCTTGAGAAGCAAAACAGCGACATCTTCTACTTACAGTACCAAATGAATAAAGATAGCACGCAAAACGAGCCTGTAGAGTTCTTCTTCATGCCTATCACTATTCTGAGTACAAGCAGTGGTATTGCACAGGGTTCTGCACAAACATTTAGTGCTAACATCCGTGTAACTAACGACACTGTAAACAACATTAAGCCTGCCCTATACACTCGTGAGGTTGTATAATGCAGTTAAAGGCTCGCACTAAAAACATTGTGGTGACGCCTTCTATTTGTAAGGGTAGTGAGGATAAGTTTAGCCTTGTCTTTCGTTACCCTTCACAGGTAGACTTGCTTAAATTAGCAGACCTAAGAGATAACGGCCAGATTGTGGCTTTTATTGACGGGTTGTTTGTTGAGTTTGACAATAAGCCAGAGATTTTGGACGAGGACGGCAAGGCTATTGATTTTAAAAGCTTTGCTGACATGATGTCTTTAGGTGGCTCTGAAATCACATCTGTTCTTGTGGATGTTGTGGAAGAGTTCCAAAGCCTCAAAGACAATGCAGGTAAAACTGAAAAAAAGTCCTAGTCGCCTACGAGCTGCTTAAAAGCGGTAAGTACGATGCTAACCTTTCAGAAAAAGAGCGCAATAGGTTGTATTTTGTAGGGGATGTAAAGTCCCCTATTTATATAGGCAAGAAGGGCGACGTAATGGATATGGTGGACGATGACTTTTCGTATATTTATGACGTGTTTAGGTGGGTTAAATGTGGTATGATGAAGCTAGACGTGCAAAAAGACCCGTATTACTTATGTGTAGGTGTGAGGGCATTATTAGAGGTGGATAGCAATGGCAGATGGTAAGGTAAAGATAACGGTAGATAGTAACGCAAAGTCGGCTACGGCTGAATTTAAGGCGTTAGATACCTCTGTACGCAAGACTGGCGATGCTGCTAAACGTAGCGAGAAAAGCTTTTTAAATTTAGGCACAGCATTAAAGGGCGCATTTACTGTTGTTGCGCTTAAGCAGGTGTTTGATATGTCAAATGCTTTGGTTAATCTAGCTAGTCAAGCAGAAGAAACCCAAAACAAGTTTAACACCGCATTTAGAGGTATTGAAACCACCGCAGAGCAAGTGGCGGCAAAACTAGCAGAAGCCTACAATTTATCTAGTCAAGAAAGCAAGAAGCTATTAAGTGATACTGGCGACCTGCTAAAAGGTTTTGGGTTTACTGCTACTGAAGCGTTAACTTTATCAACGCAAGTGCAGCAACTTGCCGCAGACCTAACAAGCTATAACAATATTCAGGGTGGAGCTGCCGAGGCATCCCGCGTACTTACAAAGGCGCTGCTTGGTGAAACTGACGCGCTTGTGGGGTTAGGTGTTAAGCTTAGCCAAACCGACTTAAAAGGCTTTGCAGAAGCGCAAGGGCTTGTTTTTGAGGAGTTGAGCAGAAGTGAGAAGGCTTTACTAACCTATCAAGCTGTATTGAAGCAAAGTGCGGACGCCGTGGGTGATGTAGAGCGCTCACAGGGTAGCTATGCGGCTTCTACCAGAATACTCGGGAACGCTATTGTTAACTTAAACACTAGCCTTGGTGGTGAGCTTCTTCCTTCTTTCAATAAAATGAAAATTGCTCTAGCTGAATTCGTTAATATTGGCGCCCCTGCTTTTATTGCAGTATTTGGCACTATTATTGATGTTGTCGTGCTTTTGGGTGAAACCATTGATGCGGTGGTTACATCAATATTTGGCCTTGGCGAGGTTGTGGCGTCTTTAGGGTTTGGCATAGTGCGCGCATTAAAGGGTGACTTAACAGGTGCTTTTGACATTATTAGAAAAACAAGCAAAGGCGTGGCTTCAGAGGTTGGTAACGACCTGAAGGACATTAAGAATTCATTTGTTGAGATATTTGACCTTAGCTCTAAGTCAGCAAGAGTTAAGCCCGTTGACACAAAAACAAACAAGCCCGTATCACCCACAGCACCAGCAGTATCTAACAGCGCGGGCGTTGCCACAAGTGAAGCGGCAGGTATTGTAGCTCAAAACGATGCGGACGTTGTTGTAGATGTTTGGGATGAAGCATCTAAGCAGATACGTGATAGCCTGCAAGGTAACTTAAAGGATAGCTTGCTGGATGCGTTAACAAGCGGTGAAAACGCATTTAAGAACTTTGGCCAGACAGCCCTGCAAGTTATTAACCAGATTGCTAACGAGTTTGCACGCAACGCTTTGAGCGGTGCTATAAGCCAAGGCGCACCTTCTGGCGGTGGGTTCCTAAGCAACCTTGTAGGTGCTGGCTTGTCACTAGCAGGTGGCAGTTTCTTTGGTGGGCAAGGTACAGGTGCTAGAATTGCACAGACGGGTAACGCAGGCTTTGTGGGGCCATTGCAAGCCTTTGCCAAGGGTGGTGTTGTGAATAGCCCTACGCTGTTCCCTATGCAGGGTGGTACAGGTTTGGCAGGTGAGGCAGGTGCGGAGGCTATCATGCCCTTAAAACGTGGCTCTAACGGTGACTTAGGTGTGGGTGCTGTAAGTCCTAACATTAACATCTACAACCAGTCAGGTGCGCAGATTGAAACGGTTGAGCGCCCTAACAACGAAGTAGACGTGTTTGTGCGTAGAGTAAACGGTGCTTTGGCAAGTGACCGTAGCCGTGCAGCCTTTGACACAGCATTAAGTAGAACTCAAAACGTAGGGGTGCAAGCAGTATAATGGCAATGTGGGGCTTTGGTAACTTACTAAGTAGTGGCTTTTCTGATGAAGAACAGGCGGGCTTTGAAGAACTAACACCTGATGCTGGGGTACCTTTCCGCCGTGAAGTGTTTACGGATATTCAAAACATCGTTAGCGGTAGCTTGGTGCTTACAAATAATGATTATATCCGCTTTAAAAGCTTTTATCGTTCTGAAACCCGACAGGGTACATTAACCTTTGATTTTTACGATTGCCGCTTTGGCGTGACCCGTACAGCGCGCTTTGTTGGTAAGCCTACTTATACTGCAACGTCTAACCAGTGGACAGTAAACCTTGTGCTAAGCCTTGACCCTGTGGTGATTAAACGTGAAAGCACTATTGTCACACACAACGGTGATGCTATTGTAACGCATGACGGCAAGCGCATCCTAGCAAGACAAAGGTTTGATGTATAATGAACCTAGAGTTAATTAAATCTTCTGCCAGTAGATACTTAGGCCGTGGCATATATCAAGTTATAGAGCTGCGCCACAGCGGGTTTAGTCAAGAATGGAACCTTATCAACGCTGGTAGCCGTACACCGATTAACATTGACGGTACCGAATATGAAAGCTTACCCTTTGCCTTAACACTTTCATCGCAAGGTGAAAGCGCATCGTCTACAGTGGCTATTGCTAACATTGACCGCCGTATTGCTGAAGAAATTAGTAATGCTGTAGATAACGAAGATATTCAGGTAAGCACGTACTTAGCGCACCTAGAGAGCAACAATGGCGATGTGGTTGGTGAGCTATACCCTAAAGGTGTTTACACTGTATCTAGCTGTGAAGTAACGCAGGATGCTATTGCGTTAGGATTGGCGATTAAATCTTCTCTAGGCTTTAACATTAGCTCTTTGCGGTTTAGCAAGAATAACTTTAACAACCTATACTTATGATAGACGTGGCAAAATACATGAATGGCGAATACGTAAAAGGTGAACATGATTGCTGGACGCTTATGCAGGATATATTTATGGACGTGCACGGGATTAGCTTGCCTGATTTTCCTATTGTTGGCTTTGAAGAAAAGGATTACGCGGATTGCATGGTTAGCAACATGCGGGCACGTAAAATAAAAGAGCCAAAACAGGGGTGCATTGTGCATAGAAGTGGTATTATAGAGCATGTGGGTTATTGCTTAGACGGAAAGCATTATATACACCGCACAAAAGAAGAAACCCGTTGTGATAGAATTAAAGGCACAAAATGCGCATTTTACGAAGTTTTAGCATAAAAAGAGTTATTAAGGATTGGAAGCGCGCCTTCTACGCCTGTTTGGGTGGTTTTTGGCATTGGTATGATGCCAAGCTAGGCAAAGAGCGTGCAAAGGCAATGGTTGAGGTTAGAAGCCTTGGTAAGCGCGTAAGCTTTAAACCTGTTGCTTGTGCGGGGTTACGGTTGGGTTATCTATACCCTGATGCGGATTTAAGTCAGTTTTACGTAAACGGCAAGATTGTAGGAGCTTGGTACAAGATAAAAGCGAGTGACCAAGTTGTGGTTATATTGCGTCCTGCTGGTGGCTTCTTTGGCGACTTGGTGCAAGCTGTTGTGGGTGCTGCTTTAATCTTTGCAAGTGGTGGTACAGGCTTTCTGTTTAATGCTGGTGTTGGCTTGGTTGTTGCTGGAGCTACAAGCGCTGTTAGCAAGCTGCTGTTCCCGCAAAACTTTGGCGCACAGTCACAGAATGATTTTGATGCAAGCAACGAGCGGCCAGAAATTACAGGCGCGCAGAATACCGTAAGCAAAAGCATTATACCCGTACTGCTTGGCAAGAACAAAATCACACCGTTTTACGGGCAAAACCCTTACCGCGTTGTGGGTGACGGTACCAGTACAAACCGCTTTTTGCAATACTTCATCCCTACCTATGACAACATTGCTGTAGAGCAAGAAAAGCTGGGCAACACGCTTATTACCGACTTTTCTGGCACGTATTTAGATATAACACGTTCTTTTGGTGGCGGCTCCTTTATTGGAAATGCTAACGTCAAGGTATCGCAGAAAAACGAGCAGCTTACCTTTAACGCGGATGAGTTTGTAAGCCAGTCTTATGAAAAGATATATAATCAAGCCAGCATGTCTACTACCGTTACCTATGACTTTGTATTGCTGTTTACGGATGTTGATTTAACGGCCTTCCCTGACAAGACCTTTAAGGTTGATATTGAAGTGCTGGATGCTACGTCGCAAGAAGTAACGCTTACACAAGAATTTGTTATTACCTCTGGAGACTTGGTGCTAGTAAGCGGTGATGATTACACATACACAGGCAGCCACACCTTCTCACAGGCGATTATAGAGCTAACCAGTAGTAACCTAAGCCCTGTAAGCGATACACGTATTAGCATTCAAGAAAACACAAACCTTATGTTGGTTGAGGTGCAGTCGCAAGATGTTACCACCGATGACTTTACCGACAATGCAACCCCCGCCCAAGGCGTGAATAGATATGCGGGTGTGTTAAGCGAGAGTTTAGACACATCCCCTGCCAACACTACTGATGTTGATTTAATCTTTAGCTTTCCGCAGGGTTCGTTTAGAATTGTGGATGACGGAACACGCCGCTCTAGGCTTGTTGACGTGCAGATAGAGTATAAAACACAAACAGGAAGCTACCAGCCCCTAAATGACGCCACTTTATACATACGTGGGGTAGACGGCACCAAACAACCCCTTTCAGGCAGCACAACCACCGTTGACGGCGCCATAGTAACATTTGGTAGCCCTGACAACCTAAACGCTGCTGATGAATTGTTTTATCGCACTATTGGTTTAACACTGCCAGCCGATACATATACTTTCCGCGTTCGTTCTGCTGAACTTGCAGCTAAAGACACGCGGCATTTTGGATTTATTAACCTTGCAGAAATAAACTACCATGTTGCGGGCGATATTGTTGATGAAAGTCTTTTACCCAAGCTTACACAGTACAGCGTCAATGCCATTGCATATACACAGCTAAGCGGGCAGCTAAATGAGTTTAACTTTATTGCTACGGCAAAAATACCTAACTGGAACGGAACGGACTGGTCAACCGTTGAGGCCACACAAAACCCCGCAGCCGTGGTGAGATATATTCTTACTGATGTTAGGATTAACCCAAGGGCTGAAGCTGTAGACTTAATAGATAACGATAGCCTTGTGGAGCTGCATGAGTGGTGCGAGCTTAACGGTTACATTGCAAGCGGGTTTATTTACGAACAGCAACGCATCTTAAACATTATTGAAACTATCCTATCTAACTGTGAGGCTGCTGTTATTATTAACGACGGTAAATATTGCTTTGTTATTGATGACGACCGTAAGCCTGTTAAGAACCAGATTACACCTCATAACAGCTTTAACTTTAAGTGGACGCCTACGCTTGGCAAAACAACGGATGCGGTGCGCGTATCTTATGTGGATGCTGTGGATTATACCGATAGCGAGTTTACTTTGTACTATTATGATGGCGCAGTGCATGAAACGCCTAAGGTTGGTACAAGTGATGCTGACTACGAAATAATTAGACAGGAGGCCGAGTACACTAACGATATTGACCACCTTAAAACGCTTTACACCAAAAACCTGCAAGTGCTGCAAGAGAAGCGTAACGTGTTTGAGTTTGACGTAAACCTAGAGGGGCTAACCATGCAACTATACGACCGCATACTGGTTGCCAATAGCGTCAACATGACAAACTCTAGCAGCGGGTTGATTAAAGAAGTTATTACCAGCGGCAACAACCTTACAGGCTTTAAGCTTTACTCTAGTGTTGATATTGCAAGTGGTGACAAGATAACAATTCGCAGCATTGATATACCGAATAGCAGCCTTGAGGTGCAAAGCTTTAATATTACTAACACAGGGAACACTGATATTGTAGAAATAGCGCCCTTGGTATATAATGGCAACATTAAAGGAAAATCTACGCTAAGCGGCTTTAGTGGCGTTACGTGGGATTATGACGGTGATTTGTTTGAGATAGGGCAAGACAGAATAACGGAATGCGTTGTTTTAAACATTAGATACAAAGAAGATTTAACGGCAACAATTACGGCGCGTGAGGCATGAACCTAGTAAACCAGATTAAAGAGAAAATTCAGGGTGACAAGAAAGTCTTGCATGAATTATACCTACGCTCTACCAACCGTGCAGCACGTAGCGATAAATGGCACGACCACAGAAACGCGGACGGGGTGCCTATTATGGCGCGCAAGGCTGTATCTAGCAGTGACTTAAACTTGCGTGTTAATCATGACTTATTTAACCAGATTGCCAAGGAAAAGGCTGGATATTTTGCAAGTAACATTAAGCGCACCTATGCAGATAACGTGCCAGAAAGCGTCGCGGATAAGTACCTAGATTTTGACCGCCGCAACAGCATTGCAAAGAAGTTTAAAAACATCGCAGTAAGCTGTGCATCTTGGGGTGTAAGTTATTCTCTATGTCGTATTAGCGAGGCTGGTAATATTATTATTGACGAAATACCCGCATGGATGGCGCACGTTGAGTATGACGATGAAGGGCAACCTACTGACGGCTATATTTACGAAACTGTAGATAAGAAGCTTGTTGTACGTCACTACACAAGCACGGAAGTCACCAAGTATGTAGAGGGAACGTCAACCACTTCAGTTAATAAACACGGCTTTGGCGTTATGCCCTTAACTGAATGGCGCAATGACGAAAGCATGCAGGGTAACTCCGAGCGCTGTGTTAGCCTTATTGATGCTTACGACCTTATGGTTAGTGATAACAGCACAGAGCAAGCGGCCTTCCGCAACGCCTACCTTCTTTTAAGTAACCTTGGCCACATTGACGAGGACAAAAAAGAAAGTATGCGCAAGACGGGTGTTATTACTGGTGACGGTGACAATGCAAAAGCAGAGTTTATTACTAAAAACATTAACCCGCAATTCGCACAGCTTGTTATGGAAACGGTTTGGCAGAATATATTTGTGGTGTCGTCTACTGTAGATACGAAAGCCCTTACAACGCTAGGCAACGCAACAGCCTTCCAAATTGGCCAGATTTACCGCAACCTAGAGAATGATAGTCAAAACACCGAGCTAGAGTGGGAACAAAGCCTAGAGCACCTAGACCGCATACTTAAATCTTTCTGGACTACGTTAGATGCTCAACCTTTGCCAGATTATAGCACTTACGATATTAATTATGAATTTAAGCGCAACCTGCCTAAAGATACGCTAAGCGACCTAGAGGCTATTAAGCGTGCTGGTGGTATTATCCCTAACTACGAGATTTTGCGCCGCACATTAAACATTGATGAAGATACAGCAAAGGCGTTAGCAGAAGAAGCTAACGAAGAAATGGGCTTATCTCTTCCAGAAATTGAATAATGATAAAGCCAAGCAAGCCTAAGCAGGACGAGGTACGTAAAAGCGAGATAGAGCGCATTATTGCTATGAATGTTCTTGCTTTTCAAGGCATCCGAAAGGTGCAGCGTTACATTAAAGACCGCATGCCAACAGTTATACGGCTACAAAGCGCAGCCCGTGACCGTGAGCTACGTAGCATGGTTAGATATATTGAGGGTGTTTATGGCGTGGTGTTTAAAGACATTGTAAGCGGCATTAAAGCCTCCCGTATTGCGTCCGCAGTAGAGCAGCACTACCTAGCTGAACAAACCCTAGGGCAGCGTTTAACGTGGCGGTCGGTGCGCCCTGACTTGCCACAAACAGAAGACTTTAGAGTAACAAACAAGATACTAAGCGAGCGTTCTATACTGCGTAGGAACAAAGAAGCCGCCGAGCGTGTATCGCTGATTATTAAAAAAGAGCTAGATAGGGGCAGCAGCATCCCAGCTATTCAGAAGAAGGTTGATATAGAGCTAGGCTTGCGTGACAAGCAGGGCAACACAAACGCTAAACAGCTCAAGCTTTTAAAGGAGGGGAAGTTCGCACACGCCAACGGCCACTTCTACCAAACCTACCGCATTGCACGTACTGAAAGCATGCGTATGGCTGCTATACAAACGCATGATACGTTGCGCCAGTTACAGCGTAAAGGCTACCATACACGCCTAGAGCTTATCGCTACGGTAGATAGCCGCTCCCGTGAACAGTCTATAGCTATGAATGGCCAGATAAGCGATGCGGGCGGGCGCTTCCTTTACCCTGACGGCAATAGATATAAGCTAGGCCGTGCCCCCGCCCGCTGGAGCATTAACGATAGAGAAACAAGCGTGCCTGTGTTCCCTGATATTGACGAACGCCCCAAGCCTATCCATGCAAGCTTGGTGAGCTATAAGCGTAGTGTTGACGCTTAACCCTAGCTGTTATACAATAATAGGTGCACAATGGTGTGCAAAATAAAAAGGGGAATAAAATGGCTGATGAAAACACAGGGGCTGTAGACGGGGGCGATAATGCAAACGTCACTACAGAAACTAACGTAAATCAGGACGGGGGCGACAACGCTAACGTAGAGCTTGAACAACTTAGAGAAGAACTTAAAACACGGGATAGAAAAATCAATGAACTTTTGCCTTCTGTAGAGAAGTTAAAAGAAATTGAAAGTCAGCGTGCTGCTGATGAACTTGCTAAAAAGACTGCTGAAGAACGGGTAGCTCACTTTGAAAAGGAGCTAAACACACTAAAGCGGGAACGTACTTTAGAGAGCAAGCTGTCTGGTTTGGGTGTATCGGTTGAAGAAGCTAAAAAAATTCTTGACGGTTCGGCTGCTGAACAGGCGGACGCACTTGCTAACTTGTTACAGGCTCATGGGGAAAAGGTTGCTAACACCAAGCTTAATGAGTTTAAACAAACCAGCATTGCATCTGTTGATAGAGAGAAGCCGAGCGTAGATAAAAATCAAGAGCCTTTGTCTGCCTTTGAACGTGGCATGCAAAAGGCATTGAATAATTAAAAGGAAATAAAACAATGGCAAACTCTATTGCTTTAGCCAATAAGTATATTGGTATGATTGACGAAGTATATGCTAAACAGAGCGTTACTTCAGTTTTGGAAAACCCTACCCTAGTGCAAGATTTTGACGGCGCAAACGCTGTGCGTATTCTTTCAGTAGCTACTCAAGGTTTGGGTGACTATGGCCGTAACTCTGGTTACGCTGACGGCGACATCACCGCTACATGGGAACTACACACCCTAACTCAAGACCGTGGCCGCCGCTTCGTTCTTGACGCTATGGATAATGAAGAAACCCTAGGCTTAACTCTAGCACAAAGCATGCGTGAATTTATGCGTGTTGACGTAACTAAAGAGATTGATGCTTACCGCTTCGCTACAATGGCTGGCCTTGCTGGTACAGCTGTATCTGCTGACCTAACCAGCGCTACAGCTAAAGGTGCTGTTGACGACGCTATTGCAGACATGGAAGAAAACGAAGTTCCCCTAGAAGGTGGCTTCTTATTCACTACACCTACAAACCTCAAGCTAATTGAGAACTCTGACGCTTACACCTTTAACGTGAACGCTGAAGCATCTGGCGCGCGTGACGGTCGTATCGTAGGTTTCTACAAAGGCTTGAATGTTGTACAAGTGCCTCAATCTCGTTTCCTTACACAGATTGACCTCCTTAATGGTGGCTCTGGTGAAGAAGCTGGTGGTTTTGTTAAGACGCCAACAAATGGTCGTAACCTTAACTTCATGATTGTTGCCCGTGGCGCTGTGTTCCCAGTAGTGAAGCACAACCCAAGCAACATCATTAACCCTGATGACAACCAAACCTCTGACGGCTACATTATGAAGTACCGCCTATACCACGACATCTTTGTTCCTGAGAACAAGACTGCTGGTGTGTACCGTCACGAAGCAACAAGCTAAGGAGTAAGTTATGGCTACAACAATAGGAACTTCTATTAAGGTAGAGGCTGATAAGCCAGAGCAGGCTGCTAAAAAAGAACAAAAGCAGAAAAAGTCTGGTAAAAAAGACAAGTAACTGTTTTACGTTTACTAAAAAGGGTACTTGTGGTATCCTTTTTTTATGTTTAAAAATTAAGGTTTTATATTATGGCTATTGAAAGCAACCAAGTTTCAGTTAATTTAAATACACTATATAAGGTGGACGCCTTGTCTAAGGGTGATATTCAGCGCAATATTAACGCTTCTGTTTGGGTGAATAGCGGCAGTGTTGATATTTATGCGAGCGACAGTGCAACAGCACCTGCAAGCCTTGCTGATATGACTTTAAATACGGATGACACTAACGTAGCTGGCAAAAACCAAATTGTAGCATTGTCTAACTATATTGCATTTGTACAAAACACTGGCACAAGCACAGAAGTTATTTTAAGTGGCGTAAGTGCAGTAGATAACGGTGCTATCTCTTAATGGGGTTGCTGGCTCCCTCTGGTGTGCCTGCGACACTAAGAATTTTAAGTGATGGTGATTGCAACGTGCGGGTAAATGGTTGGTATTGTAAACTTTTCAAAAGGGGTGTTAATTAAAGTTAATAACATGTATAATATTACAAAAGGGATTATAAAATGGCAGATGTAACTATACCAGACTTAACACCAGAACTAGCCTCGGTTGCTGCTGGTGATTTATTTATTGTTGAGGATATTAGCGCTGGCACAACCAATAAGGTGCAGGCGCAAAACATGGCGTCTAGCTTTTTGTCTAGCGATGCTGGTAACTTACTTGCAAGTGGCACTGACGGGTTTAACCTGCTTAATTATTTAGGACTTGTTAGCACGGATGCTGGCAACCTAATTACTGAAGGTGCTGATAATAAGCTATCTTTGGTAGCCTCTAACTTAATTAGTAGCGATGCAAGCAACACCGCGCAAGTCGGAGCGGATGACAAGCTGTTTGTTCCCCCTGCTGTACTTCCTGTTGTTGACAATCTAACAGTGTTGGGTAACACGTCAGGCGCTCCTTTGGCTGCTGATGAGGTAGATATTATAGACGATGACACAATGGGTACAGCAAGCGATACAACCCTTGCGACAAGTGAGAGCATTAAGACTTATGTAGATACAACTGCTGGTGGAGCTATGAAACGCCATTGCCGTGGCTCTTGGGACGGTACAGGCGCCACAGGTAGTAAGGTTGTAACGGGGCAGGCTGGCACAACTACCATTACCGTAAATAAAACATCTACAGGCCGTTGTACAGTAACTATGGCTGACGCGCACCCTAACGGCACAGAATACTCGGTAGTGTTTAACGGATGGCGCGATGTAAGCACGCATAATATAGGTGCTGCTGCACAGGTTCTTGTTGTAAGCTCTACAGAGTTCCAGATAGCCACAGAAGGGGGCGCTGGGCTTAGTGACTTTGAGTATATAAGCGTTGAAGTGACGGCATAGTATGTATTATGAATAAAAGCGCTTTAATTATTGATGACTACGAGGGCGACCGTGTGCTTGCATCCCGTATTCTAAATGGCGCTGGTTACGATGTGGATACTGACGACGGCTCTCTCTACAAAGAAAAGCTAAAGCAAAACAAATATAGTCTTGTTATCTTGGATGTTTTGCTTGGCTCCAAGACTGGTTTTGATGTTGTACCTGATATAAAGAAAATAAACCCGCAGGCTTATATTGTAATGGCTAGTGGCTGTGTAAGGCACTCTGACCGCTTGGGGGATATATATTCACCAGATATTGACATGTTTGTGGTTAAGCCAATAGGAGCCGCCCTAATTAAACATATGGAGGGTGTGTTTTATGCCAAGGGAAGCTGATGCAATCAAAATCGCAAGACTTGATGAGAAACTAAAAGCCATTGACGAAAAACTGTCAAACGTACTTAAGCACATTGAGGTGGTGCAAGAACTTAGCATCATGCTAGATTATAACAATCGTGAATATAAAAAGCTTGAGAACAAGATTTGTGAAATAGAAAAGCGTGTTACGCCGCTAGAAAAGTTAAAAGTTCAGGCGTTAGCTATTGGTGGTGCCGCTGCTTTGCTGTTTAGTCTTATTAAACCATACCTTTTAAAGCTTGCGGGATATTAAAATAAAACCTTGCACGCCCTTACTTAACGTGGTGTAATTTTAATCAATAAGAGGGGTTCGGCCAAATGATTTTCAACCGCAAGATAAAAAAACACATTATTCACTGTAGCGATAGTACCTTTGGGGATGCTGCTACAATTGACCGTTGGCACAAAGAGCGGGGCTGGAGTGGGATTGGCTATCACTTTGTTATTCTTCCCTGCGGCACTATTGAGCAAGGCCGCCCGCTTAATAAGCAAGGCGCGCATGTTTACGGACAAAACCGCGATAGCATTGGCACATGCTTAATCGGCAAAACAGAATTCAACCCCCGCCAGTTTGAGGCTTTAAAAATCTTACATAATACATTAGAAGCTATTTACGGGAACCTACCTTATTATGGTCACCGTGATTTTGACAAAGGCAAGACTTGCCCTAACTTTGAAGTAAAGGATGTATTATGACTACAATATACGAAGCAATAGATAGCGTTTCAGATAAAGCGGATTGTGGGGCTACTGGTATGGTGGCCTTTGTTTTTTCCCCAAGCGGCGCCATAGACGTGGTTTATGGCACTCAAAACGGTAACCGCAACACAGAGCAAGCCCGTTGGTATTTAGAGCAAGCATATTCAGCTTTAGAAAGCCTGCTAGACGAAGAATAAAGGAGCGTATCATGGCTTTAAAAACCTGTACAGACTGCCAAGCTATTAAAGGCATTGAAGAATTTCCGTATGCCAATAAGCAGAAGGGCACCCGCGCTCACTTTTGCAGGTCTTGCCAGAACGAAAAAAGGCGCTTCAAGCGTAAATACAACAAGGCCAAGCATAGCACTTTAATTATATCTTGCACGCACTATCCTTTTGAACACCCTGATTACATAGACTGGATAAATAGCATATGGAAAATGTTTAAATGCACTGAACTAATCCACTTGGGTGATTTATATGATGTGGCTGGATGTAGCCGTTTCTTCCGTGACCCAAGGATGCCTAGCATTGATGAAGAGTTTGATAGGGCTCGTGCTCAATGTGCGCGGCTGTTTAAGCTATTCCCTAAAGCAAAGTATATTGTAGGAAACCATTGCGCCCGTGTGTCTAGGGCTTTTATTGAAGCGGGGTTGCCAGAGCTGTTAATGCCTGACGCAAAAACGGCCTTTAATTTACCTGATGGCTGGGAAGTGCATAAAGACAGTATAGAGATAGACGGGGTTGTTTTTGTGCATGGTGATAACAAGCCTGCTGACGCGCTATCCTTTGCTAAAATGATTGGTAAGAACGTGATTATGGGTGACAAGCACACCAAGCTAAAAGTAGAGCACCTAAATAATGATTACAAGCCTTTGTGGGCAGCTAACGTGGGGTGTGGGATTAGTAGAGAGCGCAAGGCGTTTGATTACACAAAAAAACATATCTCTAAGCCTATTGTGGGGTGCTGTGTGCTAATAGGCGGAAACCCTATGGTTTTTGCAATGCCTATGGATAAAAAGGGGCGTTGGACTGGAAAGTTTGATACAAAGTAGTTAGCGTGTTAGAATATAAGTGAACAAGGAAAGATTAGAATTATGCTCAACACTAATGTTAATAAAGCTATTGTTGCTGTTATTGGTGGTATTGTCACGCTGCTCGCGCAATTCGGCGTAGACGTTTCATTTTTAACTGAACCTCTTATTGGTGCTATTGGTGCCACGCTTACTGCATTCTTTGTGTGGTTAATCCCTAACAAAGAAAAGTAACATGACGCAGGTTACAAACGCCCTTATACGCATCTTAACGGCGATAGGGGCATTTTTTGCAGGTTTAACTAAGGGTAAGTCTATTGAACAAAATAAACAGCTTAAAAACACCATTGAGAGCGCCAAGGTATCTAAACGCATTAGGCAAGACATTAAGCTTATGTCTGATGCTGACGTTAAGCGTCTTTTTGACAAGTTGCGCAAAGACCTTAAGCGCTAGTTGCTTAGACTTCGCCCCTATTGTTACAAGTGATGATGATATTCTAACCGTGGATACGATGCGGGATATACTGGCGCACAATACTATTTATATAGAGGTTTGCGAATAAAAAAACCCCCGCCGTTAAGCAGGGGTGCGCTGGTGGGAGGGAGCCAGCGACGGCTTAACCAGCCGCAGGTAGATGTAAATCACCTCTCTTTCAAAAGGTTACAATTTGTAACCAGTTACTGACCTTCTAAGCACCTAAAGCGCTGTTCCAGTGTTCTATGTATGCTGCCACACACAGTACAATGCGTAAGTGTTTTGCATGTAGAGCACTTCTTGTACTCCTTGTCTTTTTCATCTTCTTTTTTCATTTTAAAAGCTCCGTGATGTTTCTTATTGCGTTTTTATTATACTATGATTTCCTTAAAGTTAGCAAAGTAGTATTGATGTTTGTTCCACTTTCTTTAAAGGAGCCGTACCGTCCGCCACGCTCTTTTAGTGTTTTGTCTAGTTTGGCCATTGTTTTTCCTTTTTAAATTAATGCACATTGACCCAAGTGCGGGGATTGCACCTCAACAGGAACCATGTGAGCGACACCCACCTTAAGAGGGAGTAAAGCTTTCGGCGTTTAACTTTACGATTACCCTGCTACCAACCCCTACTATGCAGTGCGTTGGCGCACTCATTTTCAGGCTTTGCAATTCTTCGCCGCATAACCCAGCGGCAGGGGGTGTGACTGTGCTTTTAAGTCCAACTTTCTCACACATTCCAGACTTCACATAGCATAGGAACATTGTTTAATCATTGACTAAACAGGTCGTACTAAGTGACTTTTGCGCTTTCACTCCACTCATCGCGGCTACATATCACGCAAAACTTTTATTGAAAAGCTCCGTAACATAATACTACAACAGCACCAACCGATGCGCCAGTAGCAATAATAAAAATTATATAATCTTCTAAGCTCCAGCTTTTCATTTTTTACCTCCCCATATCATGTAAATTGTTAAATATAAAATTAAACCTGACAAAAAACCTGACAAAATCATATTATCAGTACCTGGCTTTAACAAGCACACAAGCATAAGCACTAGCGATGTAAACACGACAGCTTTTAGGATGTTGTTATTCATTTTATTTTTCTTCCATTTTGTTTATTTGCTTAAGGGCTTTTCTGATTATCATTGCGTTTGTAAGGTCGCCTGTATGTATAGCGCCTAAAGCCTCCTTAGCCACCTCAAGCTGTGCGGTGAGGCGGGTGTTTTCATCAGCCAGTTTTTCCATAAATTCAGGCAATTCTTCCATTTGGATATGCTCACCAGCCCCCGCCCCAACACGCATTTCATAAATAATTCTATATAGTCTATTCTCATTGTTACTCATATCTATTTCTCCTCTGTTGGTGGGGTTGGTGTATTTGCAGGGCACCAATGGGTAGGTAAGTTAGGTGTGATTTTTTCTTTGTACTCATACTTACTATCAGGTTTTTCAATACCTGCGTGGTATGTGTGGTAATCAGAAATAAATCCCGCCTTGTAATAGAAAGTTACCTTGTTATAGCAGCTCATACCTTGGTGCTCATCAAAAGTTTCGCTGCAAGGACTACTTTCAAAACAACCTTTGCCTACAATGCCTGTTTCTTTGTTCCACATATAGATAGGCGTACCATCCTTTGGCGCTGTATCAATATCCTGCCATTGGCTCTCGCGGTGCTGAGCAAGCAATTCAATAACGGTATTTTCATCATGCTTATGGTCAGGGCAATTGTAATCCCAAGAATTCATTGTAATGTGGTTTAGTAGCTTTTTCGCCAACTCACGGTCTTTATCTGTTATTGGCATTGTTAATTGCCTTCCT